CGCGTCGTCGACCAAGTCGAACGCCGCACGCTCAAGCGCATCTTCGCGCTCCTCGACGTCATCGACACCGACCTACGCACCCTCCTCGCCGGCCTCGACCTCACGAACACCACCCGCAATCGCGTGTTCCGCGAGCTCCGCGCCCGCCAAGCCGTCGCGCAATCCCAAGCAGCCCGCACACTCCTCAGCATGGGCAGCGCGAACGGCCCGATCGCCGCGGACATGCGCGCTGGCATTCGCGAAGCGATGGAAGACGGCGCACAGTCCGCCGCCCGCGCCGCAATCAGCACCGGCGTCGCCACGCAAGCCGAAGTGACGGCCGCCATCGCGTTCGGCGCCCGCATCGACCTCCCCCTCCTCGCCGCCCTCACCGAATCGACCATCACCACGCTCGACAAGGTCAGCCGCGACGGCATCGACCGACTCACCGACGAAATCGCGCGCGGCGCCATCCGCGGCGACGGCCCAAGAGCCACCGCCCGCCGCGCCCGCGCCGCCGTCGACCTCACCCGGTACGAAAGCGAACGCATCGTCCGCACCGTCTTCATGCGCGCGAACAACGAAGCCCGACACGACCAGTTCGTTCGCCTCGGCGCCGAGTACCTGCAATGGGACGCGACGAACGACAGTCGGACGTGCCAGTACTGCGCTGCGCGGCACGGGATGGTCTACAAGCTCACGAACGCCCCCAGGCCGCCCGCGCACCCGCACTGCCGCTGCGTGATGCTCCCGTGGCGCCCTGACAGCCTGCCGGCGAACCGTGGGGATGCGTACTACGAGCGCACCCGCGCGAGCATCAACGAACGGCTCGCGACGGAAGGCCGAACGCGCACGACCGCCACCGCCAGCGCACCGTTCGAGCGCATGGACGGCACGCCACCACCGAAGCCCGTGTGGGCACCCGGAAGGGGGTTCCTGTGAGTCGCATCACCACGACCATCCTCGGCCTAGCGACCCTCACCGCGAACCTCACGAACCGCAAGGCACGCGCCGAGGGCGCCGCCGTCGACGCCCTCAACAAGGTCGGCGGCGAAGTCTTCGGCGAAAGCCAACGCAGCGTGCCGGTCGACACCGGCAACCTCAAAGGCTCCGGCCGCATCGAACCCGCCACAGCCCAAGAGCTGGCCGTCACGCTCTCCTACGGTGGTACCGCATCGGCGTACGCCATCATCGTCCACGAAACGCACACCAGCCGAAGCAAGTTCCTCGAGCGACCCGCACGCGAAGCCATCCCACGCCTCAACAGCGAGGTCGCCGCGGCCGTCAGGAAAGCCGTAGGGTAACTCCGTGTTCGGAGCGAGCATCACCGCGTGGTACTTCGCCCCCGATGGGGAGTTGCGGGCGTGCATCGCTACGCTCCTTGACGGGCGCGTGGTTGGCGTGATCGACACCGACACGCTCGAGGTAGTCGACATTCCATCTGACGATGTGCTGATAGAGAAACCCGAGTAACCCGCTCGCACAAACTAGGGAGGTGCGTCATGACGAAACCCGCATGGCGCATCTACTACGACAACGGCGCCACCCGAGACGACCGCACCAGCACCCCACAGAGCACACCCGGCAGAGGCGTGCAAACCATCGTGCAATGGGTCGATGGGAACCGCCAAATACTGCACGGCTTCGCGCTGTACTACTGGATGCGCGACCTCCAATGCTGGTGGGGTGGCGACCTCATGGGGTACTTGGAGCTCACTGAGGGTGATGATCGCGCTTGCTTCCCGAAGCGTGGTTTGAACTCTCGGGACTTCCAAGCGATCTTGGACGCGACCGTCACGGACCCTGACTTCGAGCCCGCCCTGCGTGACGCCTCGTGATTACTGCCGTATTCCAGCAGAAGAGCTTTCGTGGTCGCGATGACACCGTTGGCCTGAACGTCAACACGTGGACGCGCGCGCTGAACACCAACTGGACGCAGGCGACCGGCACCGTGTTCCGCGTCCGGTTCGTGATTCAGGAGACCGCAGGCGGCACGAACAACCTGACGTTCGCGATTGACTACAGCCTCAACAGCACCACCGTGTACCAAGCCCTGACCGGCACGACGCCCGTGCAATGGGCCACGTCAAGCCAGTACGCCGACGACGCCGACATCACCCCGCAACTCTTGGGGACCGGCACCGGCACGTTCGTGACCGGCAAGGGGTCGGCGGGATCGAACGTCTTCCCAACCGCGGGCAACATCGCGTTCGCCGCCAACGGCTTCACCGAGCTTGAAGTCGCTATGACGATCGACGCGGCGCAAGTCGCGAACGGTGACCTTCTCCGGTTCCGCATTTACCAGAGCAGCGGCACGGCGCTGGACACGTACACGGTGACGCCCGTCGTGACCGTGAGCGAACCCAGCACCGCGCTGCTAAACGCCGGATCGTACGCCCTCACCGGGTTCGCCACGACCGCCACGACCGTTACGACACTCACCGCAGGAGCGTTCACCCTTACCGGGTACGAAGCGATCGGCGGCGCCATCGCCAGCCTCGACGCTGGCGTCATCACCCTCACCGGGTTCGCCACGATCGCGAACGCCACCGCGCCACTCGCGCAAGGCACGTACACCCTCACGGGACTCGATCCAGGCCCGCCACCCATCACGGTGGACGACACCACCCGCACGGCAGACACGACCCTCGTCACCGCGGACGGCAGCGAAAGCACTGAGAATCCGCTACCCGCTGGCGCGTTCGTTCTCACGGGGTATGCCGCGAGCGGCACGAACGCCACCGCCCTCGATGCGGGCACCCTCGCCGTAACGGGATTCGCGACGACCGCCGCAACCGCAGCGACCGTCCCGGCGGGCTCATACGACCTCGCTGGCCTCACCGCGACCGCGAGCACGCTCGCGCCAACAGCAGCCGGCACGTACGCCCTAACGGGATTCACGTACACCACCGGCGTGCAAAGCACCAGCACGCTCGACGCTGGCTCGTTCGCCGTTGCGGGCTTCGCGACCGCGGCCGTCACCACGCGACCGCTCGCGGTTGGGCCTTACGACCTGACGGGCCTCACCACGACCGCGGTGACCGTCGCGCCGCAACCCGCCGGAGTCCTTGACCTCACCGGCTTTTCAACCACCGCCGGCACGGCAGGCTCCGCGTTCGACGCGGGCACGATCACGCTCGCTGGGTTCGGCACGACCGCAACCACCAGCACAACCAGCGCCCTCGACGCCGGCACGATCACCCTCAGCGGGTACGACGCCACGATCGCTACCGCCCAAACACTACCCACAGGCACCTACAACCTGACGGGCTTCGCCAGCGGTAACAGCGGCGCCAGCAGCAGCGACCTCACGACCGGGTCGTTCACGGTAAGCGGGTTCGGCGCCACCAGCGTCACGAGCATCGCGCTCGCCGCCGGCAGCATCACGCTCACCGGGTTCGCCACGACCGCCACCAGCGAACGCCCAATCCCCGCGGGCGCGTACTCCCTCACCGGGTTCGTGGCCGTCAGTGCGGACACGTCACACCAGCTTGCGCCCACCACGCGCACCACCATCACGCTCGCGAGCGCACGCACGAGCACCACCGCCGAGCGCCCGCGCACCACCATCACGGCCGCGGACGACCGCACCACCACCACATAGGAGGCGCCCGTGGCGTACGACGCTCAGTTCACGAAAGACCCCGACGAAGTCCTCGACTACACCCGCGACTGGGCCACCTACCTGGGCGCCGACACCATCGCCACCAGCACCTTCATTGTGCCCACCGGCATCACGAAGACTCTGGAGACGAACGACACCACCACCGCAACCGTCTGGCTTTCCGGCGGTACCGCGTTCGTGTCGTACATCGTCACGAACCGAATCACCACAGCGGGCGGTCGCACCGTCGACCGCTCCTGGCTCATCAACGTCAAGGAGCAATAACATGGCTAGCTTCAATAAATATCAGGATTTCGTGGAGCAACTCGGTCTTGGGACTCACCAGCTCAGCACCGACACGCTCAAGCTCGCGCTGTTCACGGCCACGCACACGCCGGCCGCAACCGACACGGTCTACACGGCGCTCACGAACCAGGTCGCGAACGGTGCTGGGTACACAACCGGCGGAAACACCCTCACTCAGACGTGGGCGGAAACCGCTGGCACCGCGACTCTCGACGCGACCGATACCAGCTGGACCGCGACCACCGGCGGCATCGCGTACCGTTACGCCGTCCTGTATAACGACACGGCCGTGGGTAAGAACCTCATCGCGTACTTCGACGAGGGCTCGACCATCACGATCGCGGATGGCGAAACGCGCACGCTCCAGTTCAACGCGAGCGGCATCCTGACCCTGGCCTGATCCGAACCTCACTTGACTTAGCCCCGGCCCTTTGGGTCGGGGCGTTCTCGTGGCCCCACCCGGTGACCGGCCAAAAAAGCGTCCAGAGCCACATGAGCACCGAAGCCCCCAACGAAAGCACCACGCCCGGAATCACGCCCGCTGTCGGCGGTAACGACAGCACCACGCAAGCCGCAGCGGACAAAGCGGCAACCACGCCCCAACCCGAGGGCGGCAACCAGGACGCGATCGACAAGATCATCCAGAAGCGCCTGGAACGGGAACGCAAGAAGTGGGAAGCCGAAAGCGAAGAGAAAGCCAAGCGCGCCCGCATGGACGAAGCCGACCGCCTCAAAGCCGACCTTGCCGACCGCGACAAGCGCATCGCCGAAGCAGAAGCCAAAGCACTCGCCGCCGAACGCATCGCCGACCTCACCGGCAAAGTCATCGACCCCAAAGCCGCCCTGCGCCTCTGGGATGAGGACGACACGGTCGACACCTTCCTGAAGCGGCACCCGTACATGGCGCCCACGCCCGCTGTTGGCACGAACGCAGCCAGCACCGGCGCACCCAACATCCGCGGGAAGCTCAGCACCGGCAACATGACCAGCGAGCAGATCGCGGACCTCCAAAAGCGCGCCCTACGCGGCGAACGCATCACCCTCTCATGAACACTTAGGAGAACATCATGGCCGTCCAGACCACCCTCCTCGCGCCCCTCAGCGACGAGCTCAAGACCTTCTACGACCGCACGCTCCTCGAGCGCGCCGTCCCGCTCCTCGTTCACGGCCAGTTCGGCCAAGAACGCCCCATCCCCCGCAACGGCGGCAAGACCATCGAGTTCCGCCGCTTCACCACCCTCGGCGCCAGCACCACCGCCATCACCGAAGGCGTCACCCCCTCCGGTCAAGCGCTCGCCGTGACCGCCATCGAAGCGACCATCAGCCAGTACGGCGACTTCGTCGAAGGCAGCGACCTCCTCGACCTCACCGCCATCGATCCGGTCCTCACCGAAACCGCGATGCTCCTCGGTGAGCAAGCGGGCGAGAGCACCGACACGATCGTGCGCGACATCCTGCATGCCGGCACGACCGTTCAGTACGCGAACGCCGCCACCAGCCGCGTCACCGTCGCCTCCGGGCACATCCTGACGGTCGACGAAGTGCGGCAGGCCGTCCGCACGCTGAAGAACAACAAGGCTCGCCCCCTCAGCGATGGGAACTACGTCGCGATCGTCGGCCCCAGCACCACGTACGACCTGCAATCCGACACGAAGTGGGTTGAGACCGCGAACTACGCGGGCGGCGCCCAAGTCTTCGCTGGCGAGATCGGTCGCATTTACGGCGTGCGCTTCGTCGAAACCACCCAAGCCAAGTCGTTCGCTGGCGCCGGCGCGGCCGCCATCGACGTGCACAGCACCCTCGTCCTCGGCCAGAACGCGTACGGCATGATCCCGCTCGCGGGCGCCGGGCTGGAGTTCATCTTCAAGCCGACCGGCAGCGCTGGCAGCGCCGACCCGCTCAACCAGCGTTGGACGAGCGCTTGGAAGGTCGCGTTCACCGCGCGCATCCTGAACGACCTGTTCATGCTTCGCATCGAGCACGCCGTCACTGCCTGACCGACGGCACTCGACTAATGACGTACCGGGCGGCCCCACGCGGGCCGCCCGTTCCTTTGGAGGAACCAATGGCTCGCCCCAAGAGTGACACTGCCGTCTCAACCGAAGCCGAGCTCGCCGCCGTCACGACGCAGACTGCCACCGCGCTCGCGGATCAGCCGCGCCGCAAGGTGCGTCTGTACCAAGTCCCGAAGGGCAGCACGGATCGCAAGTTGCCGGACGAGACGGTGTGCGTGAACGGGCACATTTACCAGATTCAGCGCGGCGTCGAGGTTGAGGTTCCGCAGACCGTGTTCGAGGTCTTGGAGCAGGCCGGCCGCCTCTAGTAGGGAAGGGAGGTTCGCGTGAGTTACGACCCCACGAAGCTCGACGCGGTCGCCATCACGAACGTCGAGTGGGCGCTCGCGTGGACCCGCTTCCTCTTGCGGGACACCAGCACACCCGAGGTGTACTCGGACACGGAACTCGTCGCGGTCGTCACCGCGAACGCGTGGACGTACGAATCCGTGACGTACTACCGCCCGCACCAGGCCGCCGCGAGCCTGATCGAGAGCGACCCCGAGCGCGCCAGCACGGAAGCGATCATGGGCGTCAGTATCACCACCCGCAAACCGACCGCGGCCGCTGCGAGCATTCGGCGTGCCGGCCGATGGGTGGACGACCTCATCGCCGTGGCGACCGATGGCGTGCGGCCTCCTAGCGGGCGTGAACTCACGCCCGTCTGGTAGGCATCGTGCGCGCTACCCAAGTATCTCGACTCCTCATCGACGAGGTACTCGTGACGCCACGCGCGAGCGTGGATGAGTACGGGCAACCCGTCGCCGGCACGAGCAGCACCGTCAAGGCGAAGGTGTCGCAGAAGACCATGCGCGCGCGGGATGCGACCACGGGTGAGGACTTCGTCAGCACCACCCAGGTCGCGACGTTGCATGAGGTGACCATCGCGGACACGCTCACGATCGGCGGGGTGGCGCATGCCATTCGGTCGGTGCAGCGCGCGCAGGGCGTTCGTGGTGGCGTTCACGTGACGGTGGCGATCTTGTGATTGCCGCGACCGTTCGCGCGCGCCTGATCGCCCTCTCGCTCGTCACCAGCGGAACGGGCAACGGGACCGCGTGGGTGTGCTTCATCGGCGGCCTCAACGACTCGGTTGCAGCCCCGCAGGTGGCGGTGGTCGACACCGCCGGCCTACCCGCCCTCATGAGCCACGGCACCGGACGACCCCTACGACCCGGCCTTCAGGTGCTCGTGCGCGGCCTCCCCAACTCCGAGCCGGACGTCGGCCTCAAGGCCGAGGCCATCTTCGACGGGCTCCACCGCACCGCCTGGGGCGACCTCATGACCATCGAAGCCGTCAACACGCCCATCTGGCTCGGGTACGAACCCGACACCAACGCTCCCATGTGGAGCATCAACTTCCTCACCATCCAACGATAGGAGACACCCGTGGCTCAATACGCTAACGGAGTAACGTGGCAGTTCGACCCGGCCTCACTACTGGCGGGCACGCCATCGTACGGCACCGCCATCGCAGGCATCGTCGGCCTCGACCTCAGCGGCCCCACCACCGACCTGCTCGACAGCACCGTCCACGGAGAAGACTGGCGCACCCGCGTCAGCGGCCTCAAGGACGGCGGCACCGCCAGCATCACCGTCCGCTTCGACGTCGCGGACGCCACCCAGAAGACCATCCGGGACAACATCAGCGTCAAGTGCGCGCACAAGTTCACGTTCCCCATCAGCACGAGCGGGAACACCGTCCCGTTCTCGTGGGCGAACGACGCGATCATCCAGAGCTACAGCGTCAACGCGCCGCACGATGGCCTGCTCGAGATGACCGTGCAGCTCCAGCTCTCCGGCCCCCCGACGTTCATTGAAGAGGCCGCGTAATGGCTCTCGGTGCTGCACAACGCATTTTGGATGCGGGCGCTGCGCCCACGTACGCGGTTCCGCTCGCCAGCGACTCGTTCGCTTGGCCCGCAGGCGCGAGCTACGTGCTCATGCACGTCAAGAACGCGAACGCCGCCGAGTGCACGGTCACGGTCGATAGTTCCGCCACCGCCAGCGATGGCTTGGCGGCGGCCGACAAGGTCGTGGCGGTGCCGCTCTCGACGGGCGATCGCATCATCCGAGTCAGTCCTGCGTTCAAGGACGCAGACGGTGATGTGAACATCACGTTCAGCGTTCAGACGAGCGTGAGTGTGGCGGTCCTGTACTACTAACCCCTCGCTGCCCCACTTTCGGGTGGGGCTATCTTGTTGGAGGTGCCCCTTGAGCATCACTCTGAAGGTCGCGGATCGCGACCTGCCCCTACGACTGACCATGCGCCGCGTCGAACTCCTCGAGGAACTCACCGGCGTCGACGTGATGAACGATGCGCGCGGCATGAGTAGCGCGAAGCACATGACCGCAGCATTGTTCGCG